TTTAGAAACTTCACTTACATTAAAATGGGGTTGGAAGCCATATCCCATTACGCTTTCCCCTAAGTAAGTACCAAACTTCTTTAAAGCCCATTGAAATGCAATATCTTTATATAGGTAATGTTTAGAAAACACAGCCACATATATTTTATGAGAGAAATTTCCTGTTTCTGTTAAGTCAGGATTACATCTGATACAGAAATACTTAATACGTGAAAGTATTTCTTCAACAAACCTTTCATGCTTTTCGCAATCTTCTTTCGTTAAGAACTCTTTCCCGTCATTTGCAATGTAAATAGTCTTGGTAATTTCTTTTGTTTCCATGCTGTTTTTTATTAAAGCCCCGAAACGTATTCTCCGGGGCACAACCATTATTTACTAACCCTTTTCACCTGTATCTTCATCAATGAAAGACTCCTCCCATGTTTTGAGAACACGTTTTGCAAGGTACATGTTGAGCATCTTTTTCGGGTCAGATGTCACATACCTGATTTCTGTTTTTCTTGTTTCTATCATAACTAAATAAATTCTTGATTTCTTTGTATTTCCTGCTGGGCGTATATCAGCATTTGATGTTCATTTGCAGCCGGCAGATAGATACCTGCCACTGATGCACTCCAGTTACGAAAACGGTCAATACTCAAAGTCATTTCACCTGTTGTCAGCTCGGCAGAACTTCTTAAGTAAGTTACTTCCTTACCTTTCTTGTTGACCGTCTTTCTCTCAAACAAATCACGGTTGCAAGTCCTCTTATAAAAATCAATTTTTGCTTCGTCGAGACTGCAACCGTACTCACTACCGAAATACCCTAAAAGAAGATGCAAGTAGCTGTTTTGGGCAAGCGTGCGGTTAGGTAGTTTCTTTTTCACTTCCACCACCGCACGTTCACTAAACAGCTTGTTTACATACTCCTTGAACTTGGGTATTTGATATTCATTCTTCAAGTCGAACAGCATACGCTAAAAAGGCAAATCATCCTTTACATTGCCATTAGCATCAACCGGAGGCGGGAAATTCTGCGGCTGTTGCTGATAAGTCGGTTGTGGCGCTGGCTGTTGTATCGATGTTGTCTGTTGGGATTGAGATACACCGCCACGCGCTTCTATTTTATAGCATCGAATGGATACCATACGTTTGAATTCTCCGTCTTGATTCGTCCAAGAACGCCCTTGTAAGACAAACGATACAGTAACAACATCACCCTGATTAAAGCGGTCAAGTTCTGTACACTTGTCACCCGAAAACTCTAAGGGAATAACATTCTCATACTCGCTACGCTCTCCCGTATAAGGGTCGTAAGTGGTAGCATCTAAAATAAACTCCCGTTTTGTAAATGAGGAACCACCGTTTTTGGATGGTATTTGAACGGTTTGTCCGATTTCGATTATCCGTCCGGTTATTTGGTTTGCCATTAATTTTCTCCTCCAAAAATCTTTTTATCGGTTATAAGTTCTCTGTTTTCTTCCAAAAACCGGATAAATTCCTCACAATGATTAGTAAGAATAGGAATATCACGTTCAGGATTGAAAACGTATGTTTCTGTATAGGTATCTACCATATAACCGCCTTTGTTGAACTCTACAATGTTGTACTCAAACGTCCGCACATCCGAACCGTTCTGCATAAGAGCGAATGGATAAACAAGGTGTTGGTGGTGGTCTTTGAACTTCCCTACGGTATAGCTTCCGGTTGTTTTGATGTCGTGGACGCTGGCCGGCATCAGCTCGTCAATTACCCCATAAACCCAAATATTGCCGTATGCGGTTGGAAGAATCGCTTCTACTCTTTGTTGGGTTAATGCTCCTTTGAAGTAACCGGCGAACTCTCGGCAAAGTGAGATTGGGAAAGTAAAAACACGATTATTATAGGTAGCTTTCAAACCTATAACCTCGTTGGTCTGAACCTCATCGTAATACAAAGGTTTACCTGTTTCATCACAAGCTCCTTCGCATATTACCTTATATACCTTTTCAACCTGCACAGTTTCGGATTTCCGATTTTCAACCATACAGTCAATAACCTCATTAAAGGCTGTTCCCTTGTCTGCCGCTTCGCTGTCGAATGGCTTGCGGTTAATCCGGTCTATCAGTTCTTGAAACTGCTTCTGCCGAAACTCTTCTTCCGTACATGGTGGATTCTCACTCCACCCATAATAACGTTCATATATGACATCACTATTAAGGTAATTGAAGTAAGAATCCAACAACGTAGCGTAAATCTTATACTTAGGCCGCATCTGAATAAGTTTTAGTCTCTTTGTTAAAAATCAGTCCTAATTCTTTAGCTTTAGCTGCCAGCATCATAGAGGCTTTCATCTTTGAACTGCCTACATGGTTGAAGTCATCGATATGGGCGATGAAATCATTGGCCGAATCCGCATCAGCTATCAATTCCAGACAACCGGTTATATCAGCCATTACCTTGTTGTATGCATCCTGTTCTGCCTTTTTTGATTGCAACATAGTAAGATATGGAGCAATAATCCGAGTAGAGATAAAATCATTCTTGGTCGTCGGATTGCCGTTTTTGTCAAGGATGGTAGGTACTTCCATCACTGAAGGCAAGTTACAAGTATTCTTTCCGTCATTCCTTGATGTCGGATCGAAAGTAATAGTACGTCTCTGCACTCCTCTCTCACTCTTCATTTCCAAGTAACCTAACAAATCAAGTTCGGTGACGATGGAGTTGTAGGACTTCTCACGTAAGGCAGGAATAAACACCGTATCATCACCCTCTTTTCTTGTGTCACGATGGGCAACAAAAATGATATGTTTCTTCAGACTTGATAGCGTTCTTGTCATCCAAGAAAATTCAGCATTGATACCGCCCCAATCTCGAATAGATGGCTGCCTGGTTCCACATTTATAAGTGATGATAAAATCCATCATCTTACCAATGGTATCAACCACAATAGTCTGATAAACAGACAAATCTTCTTGCAAAACCAGCTGAACATCATTCCAAGAAGTGACCTGTACAGTGTCAATATTCTCCAAATGAGCCATATTCATACGCTTAACACCGTTGTCAAAATCCAACAACAGAGGCTTTGGTGCACTCAAAGCTACTGTGCTCTTACCCATACCTGCTTGACCGTAAATCATCATCTTTACGTTTGTTGGAATATTCAATTCCGTTGATTTTCTGATTAAACTCATGATTGTTATATTTTTAGTTAGTAATTATATTAGAGACTTCAATAAAGGATCTATACCATCCTTCAATTCTTTAAGTTTCTTCAGCGAATAAACTTTAGGACTATTCCTATGTACACCAGCCCTTTTCCAAGTCAATGCTCCCGTAGCGCACTGATGAGCCAACCACCTTCTACCAAATCCAAGTCGTATAGCTTGCGTTTCCGTAATCTCATCAATGACCGGATCCTTGGAGATCGCATATTCGCTGACAGCTTCTTTCGCGGCCGCTTTTATTATTTTCTGTAATTGCCAAACGTCAAGTTCCATATAATAAAGGCATATTACGCCCTCTAATTCTTACACGAACACGGGCGATAAGTTCTACATTGGCATTAGAACGGGTTCGGATTTGTTGCCGTTTCATGTCTAAATGACTATCAACACAAAGAATAATCAAAAGTACACAAGCAACAAATGATCTCATGGCCGGCGAAAAGTCCAGCGTCAACCGGATACCTGATATCCTCTCGGCTAACTTTAATGCCAACTCCCTCCCATTCCGAACACCCAAAATTAAAAATGCTGTCTGAAGCTGGTTATTTATCGTACTTACTGCACGATGCTTCAATACGGCAATCTCCTTTTTTTCATACCCGGCTGCGTACATTTGTGCTGTAATGTCACATTCGGGCGTTAACTCGGTAAATACTTTCATAATCGTGTGTATTTAAAGTTTGAATCAGGAATCTCTAAATACTGTAACTATCCCTTTCGGAACATTAGTTTCCGATCTCCACTTATGTCCATTTTTGTACCCTTGTGCATTAAGCAATGAAACATTGTTGCGCACTGTGCAGACTTTATTGATAGGAAATTCTACTTTCTTCCCTTTCTTTAAGTCTCTCATACGAGGCATAATTTCCACTTTTTTCTCCATAAACTGATTATATTTAATTGAATGTGGACGGAACCGGTAACGATCCGGCATACACACTTCCGGCTGTGTGCAGAGCATTCCATACGCCCGCCCGTTTACCGGGGTTTTCACCCGGCTGCTTTTGCTAACCTAAACACAAAACGAATTAAACAACTTCAAGAAAAGCCTTAATAGCCAACATTTTCTTTTCAGCTAACACTTTGGCTGCTTCTTCTCGATTTTTCCAATCTTTATAAAGTTCGAGGTCCTTTTTTGTACTTTCGAGGTCTTTATTAAGAGACGACACCAATTCAATCAGTTCCTCTCTTGTCATTTCTTCAATACCTTTTGTTTCCATATACATTATTATTAATAGTTACCAACTTTTTTCTTTATAAATGGCGATCGTTAGAATAACCGACATCACGAATGTTAATACGTGAAACGGATTAAAGAACATGCCAACAAAACAGGTAGCCGACATCAGTACTGCGCAGATGAATAAAATTAGCTGCACTCTTGAATAAAAAATTACTCTTTTCATAAGCGTTAGAATTAAATTGTACCCGGCAACCGATTCGATCGGCAGCATCACACATTATGCCGGGCTATATATTAAAGCGACATTCGATAGACCGTTTAACACCGATCCGGGACAAGTCAACCGGACTTCACGGACACGACATAATATCCAATATCGCCAACCTTATTACCTTCATTAATAAGTTAGTTTATAATCCTTTCGTTTCAACCCCATTTCTGCGGGTACTAAGGTGTAAGTAAGAGAAAGAACCATCAGAAGTGACCGGGTGAGATATGCCCTACGCCCACCCGACCGGGCTTTAGTAAGCCGTTATGAAGTTTTCTACTTTGAAGCTTCTGAATCCATTCGCATCTACATCGAAGTAGCGGACAGTTTTGTAGTTTTCTGATCCAGTTCCTTTTATTAGGCTCTGAACATCTTTGAGAGTACCCTTAGCACGGCGAAGCGATCCATCTGCCTTTTCATAAGCGAACGTTACAATACCTCTGTGCATTTGCTTTGTCAACCGGTATAAAGCCCATGCGCGAGAAAGACATACGGCGAATGCTTTACCGGTTGTTCTCATTAGCTCATAAGCCATACAGAATACTTTGTGTCTAAAATTTGAAGTTTTCATAATCGTGTGTATATTAAAGTAGTCCAAAGACTACCGGTTAAAACTTGATACAATGTGGTGAAACTTTGCTTTATCCACCCCTCTAAATGAGGCTTCATTAAGAATGTGATCAGCGACATTATCATTAACCTTGATTGCCTTTAGCGTATTAATATCAATATGATAAGGTTCGTCGGTTGGCTTTGCGAGAGGCACGTAGCCTGTAAACGAAAAATTTCGTCTGCCGATTGGCCAAACTATATAACCATGAGGATATTCATCTACAATCTCGAAAATATCTTTACGATTGTAATTCTCAGTAACTAATATATTCATAATCGTGTGTGTTTATGTGTTAGTATAAATAGTTGTTCATTGCTTCGTAGCCACCAAATATTTCGGCAACAGGATCGTTAGACCAATCCAGTGGGGTGAGATATTCAACCTCTCTTTCGAGAGTTTCTATTTCATCAGAGAGGATTTTCACGATCTCTGACTTGCTGTCTACATTATATACATAGCAGACTTCTTCTTCGCTAATCGTGCTCAACGCTTCTAACTCGCCTCTTTTGTTTTCGAGTTCTGCTAATGCTGTTTCATAAGATCGTGCCATAATCGTGTATTTTAATATGTTCGTACTATTTATTTGCATCAATCCGTTTTGCATCTTTGTATCGTGATTGAATGATGATGCAAATGTAATCAAATATATTACAAGTAATACTTTTAGATTACATTATTACATCTTATTAACATTTTTGATATTACATACTAATTTCTGCTAATAGAAAACCTTTAATAACTTTATTATATGAAAATCAATAGATTAAACATTGGAGAAGAAGTCCGCAGAAAGGTAGAAGAAAGCGGATTATCAAAGGCTAAATTTGCTGAATTACTGGGTATTGCAAGACAAAACATAGAAAAAACAGTATTTCAGAAACATAGTCTTGATACTGATTTGCTATGTAATATTAGCGAGGTACTGAATTGTAATTTTTTCGATTACTATAAATCGGATGGCCTATGTAATAACAGTGATTACACGGTGCAAAAAGAAATTAAGGCAACATTGTCTATAGAAATGGGCAGTGAGAAGAAGGAGCAGGTACTTCGATTTGTGTTTGGTGATAATAATATTGAAATTTTAAATAAGTAAGATAACATGAAGCATTGGGAACGTTGGATAATTTATCCATTATTCGTCATAATAGCAATTATTTCATTGGCTTCATTATGTCAAGAACATCCAAGAACTGCTGGATTTGATTACATTGGAGTAATAGTGGGAATACTTACTTTACTTGTCACAGCACTAATTGGAGGACAGGTCGTAAATTATCTAACTTTTGAGAATAGAATAAATCGTAAAATAAAAGACGCTAAGGAAAAAACTAAAAGTGAAGTTGGAGAAGGCATAAATGATGTATTGTATCATAATATGTATTTGACATTCTTTTTTCAAGGCGTAACAGAATTAAGAAATACACAATGCGAAGCATCTTTGTATTATTTATTCAAGAGTATAGAGTGCTTAATGAAAACAAGCATAGATAGAGATAAAATAGACGAAATTATTATGAAAATAAAAATAATAGAAAAAGACTACCCTGCTACAAAGATAACTCAGAACGAAGCTAACGAATATATAGAAATAAT